ACGGGACGGTGAATGAATGTCTAAAGCGTTTTTAATTCTAGAACGAATGTTACTTGCTATTGTTTCCGCCATTGAATAAGCTTGTCCGGCCCCGTTTGATAGCCCTACAGCAAGCCCGCTCATAGCATACTCACCACTAGAAACCATTGAACCACGTACAGCGTCAAACGCTCGAGGTAACTCGTTCGCTTTGTTTTTTACGTCGTTTATAATGCTGTCCATTTTTTTCGTAATGATGTCGGCCACGGCTTGCATAATAGTATCAACGCTACCTTTTGATTGTTCGATACCTTTAACGACGCCCTCTACCACAAATTGCCCTTTTTCCGCCATGACAGTCGACGGCGATTGAATACCCATTACATTACCGAACCCGTCCGATATTTGAGTACCTACTTCTTTAATTGCTTCTACTGGTGCCGTTGCGTTTTCTTCTACACCTCGTTTAACCTCGTCTGTAACATTCTTTCCTATTTCGTCGAAACCAGCGCCGGCGATAGCGTCGGTTAACGTTCCTTTACTTCCCATTACTAACTTGCGTAACGGCTCGGTAAATTCGTCTGTAGGGATATTGTATGAACGTCTTAATGCTTCTACAGCTTCTAAACCGCCTTCCTCAAACGCTTTACTTAAAGCTTGTAATTCTGTATCACTAGAATTAACTAAGGATTGTACTTGTTCCGCTGACTTTGGCCCTGCTTGCCTTAAAATGTCAATAAAGCCCTCGTTTACGCCTCGTTGCATTAACTGCTCGATATTCTCTCCGAACCGTTTAACCGTTTCCGTATTTGCTTGGATATTGGCCGTCATCTCGCTAGTTGCTAGTACAGTATCTTGCTTAATTCTTTCAAACGCGTTCGTAGCACTCGCTTGTAACTCGTCGTACTTCTTCCTCATTTCGTCTATTACTTTTTGTTGATTGGCGTTTAAGCTTTCGTAAGTAACTACTTGACGGTTAGCCCCCTCCTCTACAGCGCTCGCGACTTGAACCGCCGCCTCTTTTTGCGCTAGCGATAGGCTATTAATAGTAGTTTCAGTTTCTTTGTGAGTAGCTTGTAATTGCTTATACTGTTCATCTAGCTGTTTAACTTTTTGTTTTTTCTCCCAATCCGTTATCCCGGACGCTTCCATAACTTTCTGTTTTTCAGCTTCGACGGCTTTCATTTGTTCGATAACTCTTGTTTGATCTTTATAAGCGCTTGTTAGCTCATTTTCAATAGCAACTAATTTGTTATTGCCCTCTCCGGCCTTAATACGCGCTTCAATCTGTTGTCTATTCATAGACAATCTACCGGTATTTTTATCGTATTTAAGGTTTAAACCGTCGATACTTTGGTTTAATTTTTCGATTTTCGTTCTTAGTAAGATTTTTTGTGCACCCGAAAGTTTTTCAGCGCTCGTCAAGCTCATAATTTCGTTTAATAAATCTTGGCTCGCTTTTCCGGACTCTTTAATATCTTTTAAATTACTCCTATGTTGGTCGTTGTTATCCGATACACTCTTGGTTAACTCGTCTGTAGATGTTTTTAAATTCTTAATATCCGTCTCGGCTTTTTTCAATTCGTCCGTTTTAAGATATTCAGTTAAACCAAAAAAGGCGGTGCCTAAAGCTGTAACAGCTACCGCTACCCAACCAACCGGCCCCATTAAACCTAATACAGCCGTCTTCATAGCTACTAAAGCGGTTGTAACAGCAACAAACCCCGACGCTATCCCCGCTAGAATTGCTTGTAAAGCCGTCCAACCGAGCATAGCAACAAAAGCCGTTATAATAGCGTCAAGCGCTATTTTTAAAGGCGGGCACGCTTCTAATAGTTTTGCAAAACCTTGTACGATAAAAGCTATTGGAACGGACGCGCCACGTATTGCACCGTTCATCAATGTAAAAGCACTGTTAACAGCGTGTTTTAATCTGTCAATATGCTGGTCGATATTTTTACCGGTTACTTTCTTTGTAAAGTCGTCAAAGGCTTGTATCATGTTTCCTAACCCTTTAACCGTCGTATTAGAAAGGTTATGTAATGATGTTCCTAGCCCTCGAGTACTTTCTTTCGCAAGTTCCGCAAAACCGCCAGTACCTTTATTTAATTCAATAAGTTTCTTTCCAAACTCATGAAATGTAATTTTACCCTCACGTAATGCGTCGTAAAATTGAACTTTAGCACTCGCGCCAGTAAACCCGAAAGCTTCCGCAGTCTTAGCTAATGCGATTGGCATTGTTTCTTGTAAGGTTTTCCAACTTTGCATATCGACTTTTCCACTTGATAGCATTTGTTGATACTGAACCAAACCACGGCTAGCGTCCTCGGCGTTAGATCCACTAGCTAAGAAAGCATTATTAAGCGCTAGTGTTAGCTTAGTAGAATAGTCAATGTCTTTAGTTATCGTAGTTAACTGTTTGCTCGTCGAAACAACTTCATCAAGCGAGGTAGGTAGCCCGTCGATACCCTCGGACAGTTGCTTAGTACTTCTTGCTACTTGTTGCGTGTTAAAGCCCATCAATTTAAGAACCCGAGGATAACTATTTAACGTGTCGAAACGTCTAATAGCACCGTCTAACGCGCCGGTTAAAGTGCTTAAAGCCTTTTCAGCGATACGTACAGCCCCAAACGCTAAAAAGAATTGTTTGATTTTGTCTTTTCCTTTGTCGGCCTCGTCCGCTGGTTTTTTAAATTTTGGTGGTAAACCATCTAAACCGCCGTCGCCTACTGGTTTTTTAACTTCGTCCGTAAAACCTTTAACTTTAGCTTTTGACTTGTCCGCTTCTTTTCCGGCGTTGTTTAATTCTTCTTTAACACCGTTTAACGCGCCCGTCTTGGCTTCTTTACCGGCTTCGTCCTTAAACTCTTTTACCTTTGTCTTAGCTTTCTCGGCCTTCTTACTGGTTTCTTCTAGGCCTTTTTTAACGTCTTCTAAACCGTCGCCTTTAGCTTGTTTAGTTGCCTCGGCTTTTAGTTCCTTGATTTTCTTTTTAACCTTGTCGACGTCCACGCCATCAACGACGACTTTTATCTCTAGTTTTCCGTCTGCCATTACTCGTCCCCCTTTCCTCTTAATTTGTATTGTTCTTTAAGTTTCCTCATATTCCGTTTGTATTCCGTGCTGTCGCCTTTTTGAGGTTTCCATGCTCGAATATTGCGAACTTGATATAACAACGTGTCTTCCGGTACACCCTCTAACAACGCTATGAACTCGTACCAATGCAAGCGACCGTACTCGTTAAATAGGTTTATTCCGTATGTTTGACGAAACGCGCTATATATAAGGCTTGCGTCTTGAATAAAATCTATTGTCCGTTCGCTGTCGTCTTTGACTTTCTTCATAAGATTTCCTAGCAAGTCGTATTCTTGCTCGCTGTCGTCTTTCGGCGTGATAATGTTGTATAACACGTACTCTAACAACTCGGCTCTTATATCTTTCTCACATTCAATATTTAAGGCTTGTAACATCAAGTCTATTTTGTCGTCGTCTAACAAAACTTTGTCTTGATGTATATCTTGCATATCTAACACGCGATCGAACGCTAGGTTTATTGAATACGTCTTATTTTTAAACTTAAAATCGTTTATGAGGCGTTCGTTTAATTTCATACGCCACGCCTCATTTACTCTTTATTAGCTAATTTTTGTCTATATTCTTCGACTTTATCTTTACTAGCTTGTTCGCTTTCCTCTTTAAGTTGTTCTAACTTAACCTCGATAAACGCTTGTACTTCAATCCATGCGTTGATTAAGGCTTGAACGTCCGGAAAATCTTTGTAAAGAATGTCAAAAGTACCCTCACCAAACGTTAAATCATAGTTTAGTTTGCAAGTTTCTTTTGTTAACTCAACGGCGCCGTCGATATTATCAATATTTACTTTAGTTCCGTTTAATACAGCTTTATCAATGATCTCTTTTTGAATTTCTTGTAAACGTTTATTAACTCGTTCTTCGATTTCCGCGTACTCTTTCACTTTTTCCGCTCGTAAATCGAACCAAAATTCGTGTCCGCCGATACTGACCGCAAAACCGGAACGTTTTACTTGAATATCTACCATTTATTTACCCTCTTCCTTGTTTTAGTTATAAAAAAAGAGGGGCTATCAAGCCCCTCATTCGATTAGCCTTTAACGTGAGGTGTTTCTTTAGCAATTTTGTTGTATGTTAGTGTGCAACCAAATTCCTCGTCGTCCCCCGCGTCGCCTCCTCCGCTCTTAATGTCTGATAATGTAGCAACCTCGCAAACCTCGTTTTTCTCTACAGAGTCTACAATTTTGTGCCATACTTTGCGCTCGTCGCCGGTTTTACGTTTTTTAGAGGCAATAAGGTTTTGAGCCGGGTCGTCGTAGTCGCGAATACCCTCGGCCTTCCACGCCTCCGAAATACCTACAACCTTTTTCTCTTTCGTGCCGTCGCCGTCATAAAATGCTTTGTCGTCTGTTTCTTCGTCTGTATCGTCTGTAATACTAGAAATGTTTTTCGCTAAACGTAAAAATTCCGTTTTTTCCGGCGCTTGCGTGTGTTCTTTTTTCCAATCAGCAATATAATGCTTACGTAACGCGTTTTTCATTGTTGCCATTTATTAAATTTCCCCCTTTGGTTTAATATTCACGATCACAATAAACGTGAACCTAAAATAAATGTTGTTATCGTTTGTAACGTCCATTAAATAAGGGTCGCTACTTACTTTAATTTTCTTAAATTTAAAGGAACTGTCCGCGCTCTCTAGCGTTTCTAGTTCCTCTAAACCTTTACTAATCTTATTAAGGGCTTCTAACCCTTTGTTCCTGTCGTTTAAATTTACTTTTACTTGCAACTCGTAGTTAAGTTCTTTATCCTTTGCCCCGTCCATATATTCAACGACTGTACGGCCTCCCGCGATTGTGTAAATCGAGATTGAGTTACCTTTGTCGTTAAACTCGTTAAACAACGGAACTCCGGTATTTAAACTTTCTATATAGTCGCCTAATCTTTCTTGTAGATCCATACTAAACCCCGATACCTTTCTTCAATACTCGTAACCAACTGTCCATATTTATAGCCTTTGCCCGATTGTCCCAACGTGCCCCGGTTCCTGGTGTGGTAAACTGTACGTTTTCCTCATAGAAACGACGGCGTGCATAAGGTGTATTCCAACTTAAAGACTTACCGTCATTGCTTACATGTCCCGTACCTCTTAGCGTTCCTTTCCGGAACGGAACATGCGGGGTCATATCCATTAGCATTTGTCCCGCTAGTGCTCTATTAGCTTTATTCATGTTTGCCGTTGATAGTTTTTTATCAAGCGTGTTTGTATTAACCGTTACATCAAGCTTCATTAATTAATTCGACCTCATAAGAAAAAAGGTTATTAGCGAACGGCTCGTAATTATCAAGTATTTTATATATTCTGTATGTTTTCCCATTGTAAATAACCTTTGATTTCTCTTTTAATGCTGTAAAGGGCGTTGTAAGCCCGTTAACCATGAATAAAACAGCGCTAATACTTTCGCTTTCCGTACTCGCCGTTTGCGTGTACGTTCTAGTCATATCAACGCGACAATGTTCAATGGTTACGCCGTTTTTAAAACTTGCTGTATGGTTTCTATCTTGGCTGGTATATTCTTGGTATTCGACCGTATGAATTAAAGTCGGTTTAATTTTCTTATAGAGTTGTTTGATGTTTCTCATTAGTCAACACCACGCCATAAACGACCCGTAGCGCTTAGATTGTCCATAAAACCTAAACAAGCAACCGGTCGAGAGTTCCCACTATTACCCGCCCCGCTGTACTTAGACGAGTTGCTAATAGTCATACGTCCAATAGTTATCGTTTGCGGTGTATCGTTTATTTCCTCTAGCGTGCTTGTATTAGTGCTGTATAAATATCTTACTTGCTCACGTATTGCGTCTTTTATGCACTCTTTAATAAATTTGTTTTCAGTATCAAAGTCATTATGAAAATAAAAACGACGTGTATAAATGTTTACTAGCTTTTCCGATTGCGCCACTAATCTCGAAACTTCCTCGAAATTAACGGGCAACTCGTTTGCTAGCTCTTGCATTTCATCATTTGTTAAATATTTCAAGCTTTCGCCTCCTTTAAATCAATAAAGGGGGTTACTCGCCCCCTTTAGAAATTATTCAACATCCGCTACTTCTTCCGGTTGTTCTGTTTCTTCTTCCGTCGTTTCTTCCGCTGTTTCTTCTTGCGGTTGTTCTTGCGCTAGTTCTTCTTCCGTTTTAAAACCCTCGTTTCTTAGCGCTCTAATAAACGTTTCGTCTGTAACTGTATGAGTTACACCATCTTTAACTAATTTAATTGGTTTAATTTCTTCCATTGTTTAGCCTCCTTAGATTACGCTTTTTTGTGTACGTAGATCCCTTTTTTCTTGTTCTTCAATACGAACGCGTCGAAACGAACGCGTCCCTCAACTAAGAACCCGCTAATACCCGGTGCGTCTTCATGCACTTTATATGTTTCCAATTTAACCGGTGATGTTGTATTGCTTGCGTGAGTGATAAAGAACTCTACATTTTCCGGCATTTCAGAATCAGCAACCGGAATTACAGCTAAACCATCAATAGTACCAACTTGGCCAGTAAGTAACATTTTTTGCCCTAAATCAGACGCCTTAATAAAGCTTTCGTCTTGTTTGATAGCTTTATAGAAATTGTTAGAAACGTATAACACACGTCCTACACGCGGTGCTTTTGCGTTGTTTAGTTGTAGTTGTCCTTCTAATACAGAGTCGTAAGCGTTTTTCTTTGTAATAGCTACCGTCGCAACGTTACCAGCGTCCGCGCCAGCTACAATTTTAGCAAAACGGTATTTATCAACTGCCGGAATTACTCGCTCGCTAATTTGACGTGCGAGAGCTTTACCTACTTCCATTTGTCCGGCTGTATCGTCGATACTCTTACGATCAATAACGAAAGTGAAAGACTTATCTTGCGTTACAGTCATTTCTTGTACTTCGTTTTCTAAGTCGGTAGGCGTTCCGTAACGTGATGTCCCCGAAACCGTGTAATCGTTTAACGGAACAGTATTAACGCTTAATACCTTTACTGTTGATACACCAACAAACTCGTAGTCTTGGTTAACCGCTGGTGCTGATAACGCTTCACTCGTAAAGCGCTCGTCTACTTTTGTTGCGAATTTATCCGCGTAATTAATTGCCATATTTATATATCCTCTTTTCTTTGTTTAGATTTTTTATTGATTGTCAAAGCCGTTAAATAATGCTTGTTCTAATTCCGATAACTTAGGCTCGTTGTTAGGGTTTCCCCCGGCAAAACGCGGTGCGTTCGATTGTTCCGGCTCGCTAGCGTTAAATAAATAACCGTCGCTCTCTTTCAATGCGTCTAACTGTTCCGTTAACCCCGTAAACTCTCCTTTGTCGTCGGCCTTAATACCGTCCATATTTAACAGCGCCTTAACCGCTTTTAAGTTGCGAACATTAGCACTTGTTAGACTTAAATCAATGTAGTTATTAAGCTTGTCGGCTTGTCGTTGATTGTTTAGATCCTCTATTTGTTTTTCGTAGTCCGATAACTTAGCTTTCATATCTTCCGCGCTTACGTTGTTTTGCTTTAATTGCTCAATTAACGTATTAGCGTTGTTTAAGTCTTCCTCGTATTGTTTGTTCTTTTCTTTTGCCTTTTTTAGTCGCGTTCCGGCGTTTTCTTCATCCGTGATATATAGCTTTTGTTCCGCCATTCCATTAATGATTGTTTCCGCTGTCGCCACGTCGAGGCCTTTCGACTGTAAATATTCTTTAAAGTCCATGTTTTCTTATCTCCTTTACGCTTTTGTACGAGGTTGCCTCTCGTAAGTAGTTTTGTTGGTATTCTTTAACGTCTGTACCTCCCAAAAAGACGGTGTTTTATGGTTGAATAGGTGCACGCTCTAGGCTGTAATCACGTTTTAAGTCATGTTCTTTCACGTATTCCCTCATGCGTGCTTGTTGCTTCCGTAGCAACTTCTTGTAATGGTCGACGCTATCACTCTTTAACGTCTTAGCTAGCTCTAACTTCCCTTTAGTCTTTCTAATTCGTCTTGCTAGCGTGTTACGTTGTTGGTAAATAGCCTCATTCTTTTGTGCTTCTTCCGGTGTAAATTGCGGTTGGTTATTCTCGTTTATGTCCGGGTCAAACGGGAACCATTGATGTCGGCAATTAACGCCTCGGTGCCCTGCTGGTGTTCCATACCCAAACTCATAAGCGCTTGGATAACCGCTTGTATTCTGTCCGATTGGCCGAATATCGATTATTTTCCCTTGGCAATACGAACAAGCCTCACGCGCTCGAGGGTGTGAGGATACTAGTACGGTAAATAATTCTTCTTCTTCCATTCGTGCCGTCCGGACTTTGTTATACGTGTTTTGCATTGCTGAACGGGTTACAGTTTCCGCGTACCTTTCGATATTCCAATTACGGCCCGCTTTATCCCAAAAATCAGACGGCAAACCTTTCTCGTAAACTTCCATTACAGCCTTTTCGATAGCTTTCTCTAGCGTCATATTTCCGTTAACGACCTCACGGCTAGCCTTTGTTAAAACGTCGTCATAAGCCTTTCGTATAGCGCTATTACTTATGTTTCTATCGAGTAAAGTTTTCTGTACGTTTTGGTGAAAATCGTTGAACGCTGTTTCTTTTACGCTCTCAACACTCTTTAGAGCTAGTTCATAATTAGGCGTACTAAAAAAGCGGGCGTTTTCGTTTTCCACGTCAACGCTCGCCTCATTTATTTCATGTTCTAATTTTTTATTAGCTGTTACTATTTCATCTTTTAAATTTCGTCGTACTCGATCTACAAACGCGAATTTTTTCAATTCAGAATTAACGCGCCAGTCGATAAAATTTTCTTCATCAGTATTTAACTCGCTTGCTATTTCTTTCATTACGCCTAATGTTAGGTCGCCGTAAGCTTCTGATATAGCTTTGGTGCGCTTTTCTAATTTGTCGAGTGTAATCATTCAACCGCCCCGTATTCTTCCTCTAAGGCTTGTTTTTCACGAAATTCAACGCTTGTATAATATTCTTCATCATTGATACGCTGTAACCATTCCTTAGCTTGCTCGTCCGTAAGGTTGAATAATCGTTTAATAGCGTCTTGCTTGCTGATAAACTTGTTCAATGACGCTTTACCTAAAAAGTTAAGTTCCGCGTTCTTGTCGCTAAATACACCGTCGTCAAAGTCGACACCTATTTGTTCGTATGTTGGAATGTTCCCGGTATATAACCCGCTTGCTTTACCTAACTCAAAAATTGAGATAATCAACTCTTTTAGAAATTCTTCAATTTCTGTAACGTGTGAGTTTCGCGTGCGGTAAGTGTCTGATTTCTCACTTACAACCTCGGTCGCTGTCTTCATGCTCTTTCCGTCAAACGTAAACGTGCCACTTGCTAGCCCCGTTTGCATTTCAAGCGTTGCTAAGAACTTATTAATAGCTTCGATATATTGGCCCGTTCTTAGTTCGCTTGTAATATCCTTTTTGCTCATATCGTCGATACCAGCCGGCAAACCAACGAATACGTCCGTTTCGTCGTCGAAATAAGTGCGAACGTTACCTAAAGCGTCTTTTTCGCCTCGTAAGAAATGATCACTAACAATAAAACGACGTTTCCCTTGTTTAATCTCCCAACGGAACGCGTCGTATGTTTCGTCTATTTGTTGTAATGTTGGTTTTGCGTTATCAACTACCGACAAACCGAGCGGGCTTCTTGGATTGATGTTGTTAAAACCGTAAGGCTTAACGTATGCGAACAGCGGACGAGATAACCCTTTAAGTGTGATAACCTCTTGTAAGTCCGCGTAAGGCTCATAGTCAGTAAGTGCAATTCGTTTACCGATTACGTCTTTGTTGTCCGAGTAGTAAAGCTCATGCGTAATTGTGTAGTCACCGTTCTTTTGCCACTCATGGAACTCTAACAACGTATAGTAAATAGTTTTCTTTCCACTAGCCTCGGTTGATACTGTCGATATAACACATTCGCTAATATTATTAGTGTTTGATTGTAACGGAATAAACGTGTCAGCTAAACACCAACTAAACTCAATGCGATTACCATCAACATAAGGACGTACAGCTAAACCGCCAGTAGCAAACATAACCTCTAAATACTTAGAAAAGTTCTTTTTAAACTTGTTATCGTTCAATACTGTTTGAATAAACTTGTTGGCCTTACTGTCCGTTTGTTCTTTCTTGTCTCCGTTTATATCGTCTACATAAATTGAACATTGTTCATTAAACACCACGCCGGCAATATAGCCCGCCACTACTTTCGCCATGTTTAACGAAATGAAAGGACGTTTAACACGTCGCCCGTTACTGTTTAAGTATTCAATAGGTTTATGTTTCCCGGTGTATACTCGAAAATTGTCATTAATACGGTCAATCTCTCGCGGGTCGATAGCAACACGCGGGTGATCTGTAATTTTATTAATACTTTGTCCTAAAATAATGTCCCTCAACTGTCCGCCCCCTTTCTTAAATAAATAAATTAATCTGTTTAACCAATGCACTCGCTCACCTCCTTTAATGCTCTAGTCCTAGGTCGCGTAAGTTATCCATAACGAAATATTGAAACGCGTCGCAAGTATGATCATTCTCTTTAATTACTTGTGGGTCATCATTCAATAGGCTTCTTTCGTCCCACACGTATGTTTTATGCTCGTTGATAAAATACTCTAGGTTGTTAGGTGTTTTGAGATAATAAAAACGCCCCTCCGCTAGTAGCGATTGGACGTATTCAGTCATTACAACCTTTTTCTTTTTATTTACAGCGTGCCAGCGTATACCGTAGTCCTCGAAATACTGGTTCCGTATAGCCCCCTCGGCGCTGTCCATTGTTCTATTACGGATTGTTAACCGCTTGTATTGCTTGCTCATTCTTAACTCAAACTCTCGCAAGTCTTTTGACAACTGAATAGGCGCTTTTTTATGTACTCTACCTTGCGGGCTGTAATAGTACGTATCGAGTAGATACACCCGCGGGCGTTGTTCTCCTAGTTTGTGTGTCAGTAGTAAACATAACGAGGTAGTCGCGCTTTGTTGGTGTCCCGTATCACTTGCGAAATATAAATATATTGGTCTCTCGTCTTCCGGTACCGCGTCAACGCCTTTCATTAAATCAATGTTATAAACGTTATTGCCTAACCCTACCGCTTGACCTAGATACAGATAACGATAATAGTCGTAATCGTTTCTCTTAATACGTTCTATCTCGTCTAGCATTTGTTCCGTTACGAAACCGAGCGTATCGTCTAGGTAGCTACTCTCATGTATTAAATAACTCTCGCTACCTCTTAGGCTTTCCGTCCAAGTATTTATCCAACTATAAGGATTGCGGGGCGGGTTATAAGACCAAAAGAATTGTACCCGCTCATAGTCCGGGTGCTTTTGCCTCATAAAAGTTACGTTTGATTGGTCGAATTCTTCCGAGCTTTTAAACTCGCTTGCTTCCTCATACCAAACGGCAATTATTCCGCCTACCTTGTTTGATTTCAGTTTTTCGTAATCGTCTTGTCCGTAAAAGTGAAACGTACTATTGGTTTCTTTGTGTATGATCTTGTACGGACTTTTACGAGGCTCGAACTTGTCAGCTAGTCCGAACTTATCTAAAGCCCATTTAATTTGTTGATAGACGCTATCGTATAACGTGTTAGCTACTTTCCGGATAACAACTATTTCTACTCTTTGCCCTTTTTGTATTGCTTGCGCCATTTTGAACACTAGCAACAATGCAATTACGGAAGACTTAAACGAGTTACGCCCGCCCTTTAAAACAATGTACGGCTTTTGTGTGTGCCACACTTTGTAATACGTCGGGTTTATATTCTTACTCGCTTGGAATGTCGTTGATAATGATAATTTCGCCATTTTCCAACCCTCCCGACTCTAGAGCTTGTTTGTTCTTCATCTTCATAGCTTTTATTCTTTCTTTCTGTTCCGCTATGTCGTGCTTGTCTTTTTCCGTAGTCGCTAGCTTGATTACATTCTCGGTAGCTCGCTGGTTTCCCTTTACGGCTTGTTGAAACGTCGCTAAAGCTAACAAGGCCTCGTTTGTTGTTTCGAGTCCTAAATCTTCGAGTTGCTTACGTTGTTTCTTGTCCGTAACGTCTAGGCTTAGTAGCACTTGCATTGTCTTTTTTAAGTCCGCTTTCTTCCGCCGGGCTATTCCGGACGCTTTACCTCCTAAAGTAGCTATCTTTTTTTGTTCTTCTTTAGTTCTCTTAGATTGTGGTATTAGGTTTTTTGTTCCGTCCCTACCGTCTTTCTTCTTCAAGTCTTCACGTCCTTTTTGCCCCTTTCTAGGTTGTTTCGTTCTTATATTCTAATTCGTATAGTTTCGCTGTTTCTCTAGCCGTAGCCCTAGCGAATGACTCTAATAATAAGACCTCTTTCCACGCCGGTAACTCTACATGACTACACGCGAACCCTCTTAACAATTCGCCTTTATCATTTACGATTATTACTCCGGTGTTGTTCCCGACCATTTTAAGAAAATCTCTCTTTTCCTTTATCTCTTCAAACAATTCTTCCGGCATTACGAAAAAGTTTCTATGTCCGTAAAGAGGGTAGTTTTTACAATAGATTAATTCCTCTTTGTCCGTTATGATCTCGTAACAACTTATTTCACAATTTTTACCAATCGTCATATAGTCCACTATGTCCGCTACCGGTACTATGTAACGTCTTTCGCGTAAACCGTCTATTTTCTTTATTTCGACGTTTTTACAACCTTTAACCCCTAACTGTTTGAATAACGAATACTCTATACGTTTTCTAATTTCCATTTCCTTTACCTCTTTTCTCTTTTATTCTTTTATTCTTTTTCTAAACAATAAAAAAGACGCCTTATTAGGACGTCTTAAGATGAGCGCTAGGCTCTTAGTGTGTTTGTGATGAGCGTAAAGCTCTAGGTGTGTATCACTAGGCTAGTAGTAAGCCTTGAATGTATTTATATGGTTTCTCCTTTACGGATAATACTACATGAGGAATTGAACCTCACTAAAGGTACTAGAGGTTGTTTAGCAAAACTTTTCACGGTGTTATATATACACCGTACTAACTATCACTAAACAACCCGTCATCATACCTCTACCCGTTCCGCCGGTGTAGTAAACTGTACAGTTCGCGCCCTCTAACCCGTAAAGCTAGGCGGTACCTAGGTATAGCCCTAGAGTTTTACTTTTAGTTTTCCGTGTGCCTTTTTCCGGATAAGGAACACGTCCGGGAAATATGTAGCAGTCGTTCCGAAACTAGGCCTGTTAGCTAATAGTCTTACAAACGCTCGGCAGAAAGGGAACGACTAAACTTTAACGAATTAAAGTTATCCTTTTTTTGAGTTTAGTATCATTAATAAAGATACCGCCTAGATTGTTTATAGACTACATTGTTTTCACTGATAATAAAACCCTCCCGCGATAGGCGACGAGAGGGAAAAATGTTAGGAGTCCAACCATGAATAACAAAATGTCGGAAGGTTTGCCGTGTTGGCAATCACTCGTACCGGGTTTGAACCGGTGTTTCGCGCTGAAATACATAACAGTAGGAAATACAAACTTTTAAAGGAAATGTCATTACAGGCTTTATAAATAAGCGCGCGTGTTACGTTACACTACCGAGCGTTTAACGGGGCGTCAGGTTTCCCCGTCTTAGAAAAAGAGTGTAAAAAGAAATAGCTTTCCGCTAAACTTTCACAATACCAATATATCGTAAAAGCTAGTGGAAAACTATATCATTTTTTCTAAAGTTTAAAGCGTATTCGCTAGCCCTAGTTTGTTAGCGAAAATCTCTAAAGTCTTATATCTGATATTGTACGCTTGACTTGTCGACCATCCTACTCTCTTGGCGACGTCTTCCCACGTTTCGATACCGCCATTTTTAAAATACTTTTCGACGATTAGCGTTTTAAATTGCGGGTTTATCATTTCGATCATGTCTAACGTGTACTCGATAGCGTCCTTTACATTTTCGAGAAATACGAGGCGTTCGTCTGATAATTGCTTGATTACCATGTTTTCGACTGTTTTCGCTCGTATGTTGCTCTTACCGCCTCCGACGTTTTCGTCAATCTCTCGTACTGTTAGTTCCGCTTTTCTTAGTAGTATTTTCTTGTCGTATGAATAATATTCTTTAAATAGTTTCTCAAAATATGCTAGTTCTGACTTGTCCATGTATTCCCCTTTACATTTCCTTTAGTGCCTTTGATAATCATTCTAACCCTTTGTTGCTTGGTTGTTTATTCAGTCCGTTTTTAAGCTCTTTATTGAATATTACCCCCGCTTGTAACCATTTGTCTGACGGCGATTTTATCCTAAATAGCTTTCTTAAAAATTTATGCGTTTGTGTGTGTTTAATACATTTGTGCATACATTACACCATAAGTTGTCTAAACGACTTTGCGAATTCTATTTTTTGTAGCACCTTTAAAATCTGTTCTTCCGTTTCTTTTACGTGTAAACGCCAGTATTCAAAATCTTTAGAATGTATCCAAGTAAATACCTCTCCTTTTTCGTCTATGGTCGTTTCGATACAAGCGATACTATTAACATTTACTGTATATGTTATTTTATCGTTTGCACCGTTTGTTAGTTTAATAAATTTCATTTCCAATAACGCCCCCTACCGATAGTTTTCACGAAAAAATTTTCTTCTAAATCTACCGTCTTACCCGCTAGCTGTCTTTCGCGCTCTACTTTGTAAGTCTCCGCTATGTCGATTTCTCGGCCGTTCCGGTCGGTAGCCGTTACTTTTCCGCCTTTAGTCGCTGTTACTATCACGTATTCTAAAAATTCTAGGTCTTCCCTATATCTAGCGTCCTTTTTCTTATAAACTACCTTGTTAGTGTATCTATAAACGCGGTTCGTGTATTCTTCGTTGTCTTTAGCTTGCTTGCGCTCTAGTTTTAACATTCTCTCTATCTGTCTCTTAGTTTCTAAAACTGTTACGCTACATAGTAGGCCACTTATCGTCAAACTAGTGTACTCTCCTTTAAGTCCGCCATATAGCTCTCTCATGGATAAGATACAGCTAGTGTCATAAATTTCTAGTTTAGTACCTTCTTCCGTGTTTAATTCAATCATTGTTCTTTTACCTCTTTTTCGTCGTTTAACCTTAACTCTTTCAATAGCTTTTTTATGTTCGTCGATTGGTTTTAACCCGTTACGCTTTACATATTCGCTAAAGTATTTTATAAACTCGTCGGCTTGTTGTACTCTCTCGTTTTCCGCTTGCTGTATGCAACGAATTTTACCGCGCGGGTCTTTTAAGTCCGTGTCCATGTTATAACTCCTTTGCTATTGCCTCGATCACGTTTACCGTAACGCTATTTCCCGCTTGTTTGTATAACTGACTGTCGCTATTTACTTGTTGTGCTCTATCGAAAGCGTAGTCCGGGAAACCTTGCAAACGCCAGCACTCACGCGGTGTTAACTTTCTTATGCGTAGGTCTTCACTTACTACCCCTTGTTCCGTTCCCGTTAAAATCGTGTTCGCTATCTGTTTACCAACTCGTCCGCGTCGCGTCTTACTGTTAGGGTGTGAGAGGTTTACGCTGTCTCCTACTGTTGCTACCGCGTACCCTCTCTTTGTAGCCTCTTTTACGTGTATTACGCCCTCTTGTTGATTTTCAATAATAAACGAGCCGGATTGACAAGCGGGGTATCTTGCAACGAGTGTATTGGTTGTATTTCTTTCTCCCGGTAGCTTATCAACTTTTTCGTAACTGTTTCCGATAGGAAATATTTTTCGTCCACTTGTTCCTCTAGAATGTCCGACAATGAACACACGTTCGCGGTTTTGTGGTACCCCGAAATGTTTGCTGTTAAGCACTTGCCACTCGACGTCGTACCCCAATTCTTCCAACGTTTCGAGGATTGTTCCGAACGTTGCCCCCCCGTCGTGGTGTAGTAGTCCTTTGACGTTTTCAAGGAATAAATATCTAGGTTTGAGAATAGAGGCGAACCTTGCAATTTGAAAAAAGAGAGTGCCTCGTGTGTCTTCAAACCCTTGTCGTTTGCCAGCAATCGAGAAAGCTTGGCACGGAAACCCGCCACATATTGCGTCAACGTTTCCGATTGATCGAATAAAGTCGTCTGATACTGTTGTAATGTCATGTAATTCTATTTCCCCCGTAGTGTCATGTATTGCTTTATAACTAGCCCTCGCGAATTTATCAATTTCGCAAAAGCCTATACATTCGTGTCCAGCTCTTTCCATACCTAAACGGAAACCGCCGATACCAGCGAATAGGTCTAAAAATTTCAATTTTTGTTATTCTCCCTTGTTAAATATACGTATAGTTTTCTCGCCTAGTTCCAACGTTACCGCCTCGGCTAGCTTGTCGCCGTCCGGCCCGTGAAACTTAGGAATGTTGCAAACCGTCGCAACGTCTTGTTCTTTTTTTAGGCTTCATTGTGTTTAGAGGTTTATTAAATTGCGGAATTGCATTATTTACGTTTAACGATTGTTTAAATTGCGTGATCATATTATTTACGTTTGTCCACGATTTCTCGTAACGCTCGGCAATTTCTTTTACCTCGTCCGGTGTTCGCTTGATTAGCTCGACGAGGCTTTTATTTTCTGCTACTCGTCTAGCTATGCAACTGTTACCGTCCGGCTGTACTATCTCGACGCTATCCTCCCACATAATTACGAACGCGTCGCCCGATTTTAGGTATATTGTGTCTTTTGTCATTGTAAATAACCCCCGTTTATAACCCTCTCAATTTCTCGGTCGTGCGTGTAACATTGAAAACTTTTCATTCTTTGCCCGCTTTCCTCGAACTTTTTAATAACGTCTTCCACGGGCTCGAATACTGTTATATTTGTGTTTACGTAGCCCATTTTGCCCTCTTTATTCCACGTTACACCTCTATAACAAACGATTGTTTTAAGTCCACCCGTTTCGCCTTGTATGCGGTCAATATTGGTCGCGTCTATTTTTACATAGCGTGTTCCGAACGCGTCCACTTGTAATGTTAAGGTCATGTTTTCTACCCCTCACAATCCACAAACAGAGCTTTGATTTCGTCACCGAATAATTCAATAGCACGTTCACAATCTGCTTTATTTTTGAAATAGCCGAAAAGATTGAACGTATAACAGTATCTATTTACACCTGAACAGAATATTCCATAATTAACCGAAAAATATAAAAAGTATTTTTCTTTATTAATATCCCAATCAGACTTCCAATCCCCATTACACTCATCACGAAACAATCTAAATCGAGTAAGTAGGTTTCTTCTCTTTGCTTCCGTTTCAGCTTCTTTTTTAGTTCTGAAGATATGCCCTTGATTGAATGCGCCATCAATCCATGCAAAATTACCCCACTTTCCACATTCAATGGTTCCGAACTGGTCAACAAACCAAATTTGGTCCCCTTCTTCAAACGCTCGATCCGCGTATTCTAATGTTTCAATCTTCTTATCTAGTTCTGCTCTTTGTTTTTTAAGATTTTTTAGCAATTCCATTCCGTCGCCCTCCCTAATCAATGTATAGCTTTTTAATTCTGTCGCCGAATTTCTTGATAGCCATTAAGCAATCCGCTTTACGGTGGAAATATCCAAATGTATTAAAAAATAAACCATAACCGACGCTAAACCAATCTAATTTACCGTCGTAAAATCCGATATAATATTTCACTATGCAACTGTCCATTTCTACCTTTTCGCCCGCGTTGCACTCGTCGCGGAATTTGTAAAACTCATATAATAGCGCTCGTCTATCGCGCTCTCTTTCCGCGTCTTTAACCGTTTTAAATGTATTGCCTTGCTTAATAGAGTTTTCCCATATTTCATTATTAATAGTTGGTATTAATTCACTAATAGTTCCGTCGCTACGTAAAAAATAACGGCCGTTTTCATTAACAGATTTCAATCTTTCTAGTACTTTTTTTTGTATGCTAGTTTGCTTTCAAGTTCCGCGATTTCCCACTCTATTTCTTTTTATTTTGTGTCATTATTCATTTTTTCACACTCCTATTTATTAAATAACCCGTTTAAAAACGTAATGTTAGGCGTTAGCAACGGTTTAAAAATATAAAGCACGCCCGATACTACCGTTACGGTGATTAGCAACGCTGTAATAAAATTTCTTGTTTTTCTTGTTAGATACTCTACCTCGTCCCAAAATAAGAAAACTAAACCGTCAACGGCAATAATTGCTAAAACTAAATTATTGATAACGCTATTTATTACGGTTTCGTTAACCAAACGATCCATTATGTTGATGCAGACGGTAAGCCTGTAACCAAAAATGCAGACGGTACTTACACTGATTCTAAAGGTCAGCCAATTGAAGAAGGTAAAGTGACCAAGCTGGCACCAGTTGCGATGAAGGCGGAAAAAGCCAAACCTGCAACGAATAACGGCAATAAAGCGGAAGATCAACCGACGACTGCGCTGAATGTCTCTTCTTCAGACGGCAAACCGACCCAGATTACGGGTGTGGGCTCTACCCTGAACGTGAAACCTGTGGATACCAACACAAACGGTACGCCGACAGTGAGGATCCGACGAGCAGCGCATCAACCGCCCCGGCCAGGCGTC